GACTGGTCATCTGTGGATAACCCTGTGGATAACTTTTTTTCGAATTTTTTGTGTGGTCTAAATCACACTAGAAATGTCCGATTTGTCCGTGTCTAAACTTGACTTTTTGACATTTTTGTGCTATACTTCTAAGTATAGAAAATTAAATAAAAGAAAGTAAGCGTCTCAAAGGTTGAGACTACTAGCCAGTATACTTGACAGTACAAGAAATCCATGCTAGACTTACGGAGTAAGATTAAATAAAAGAAAGGTGGTCTAAAATGACTACACTACAAATAACAAAATGCGTTGAGCATAACCCTATGAAATCTGCTATCTCAGAGGTTGCAGATACACAATACACTTTCTGCCAAGATTGTGAAAATAACATTGAGCGTTGGTACGATGATACCGACCCAGAAAGACTCCCAATGTGGAGAGATTGGAAAGTGTCTAAATGAATCTAGACGAATTCAAGGCGCATGTAGAAGCGCAACGCAAGGAAAGCCTTGCACAAGCCCTAGCCCTACTCAATAAAAAGGAAAATAAATAAATGAACATTTGCAAAGTTATCCATTGTGAGAACACAGAACTAGTCTATAGCGGAATCGCTGCCCTCATGCTCGGCGGTATCCCTACAGAAACATATTGCTACGATTGTGCTAACGCATACAATCAAATCCAAATCGCTATGGCAGAACTATTAGAAAGTGTAGGAAATTAAATGAAAGTAACAATAACAACAATGTCGGGTAACACTCGCAATATCAATCTACAATCTAAGCAAGAGGTCTACGACTTTATGCATTTATTTCAATCAACATTGCACCCTAGCCAGCGTGTAAAAATTACATGCGATTTATTATCAATTGACGGCTACCTACAGGGTGCCACACAATCATGAAAAAATGGTGGCACTAGTATCCAGAAAGTTAGGCGTACTAGTGTCCTATAATTTGATGGCACTAGTACAATAGATCTCTCCAGTGTGTGCTCACTAATTATTTACATTTATTTTTTCTATTATATGTATCATACATCTGAGAAAAATATTCAGATTTTTGCTATTTTGGTTTTTACAAAATTTTTCAGATTTGGGGTATAATGGACGGTATGGGAATATTAGACAATTTTGAAAATGCCTGGGATCCAGAATTCCAATACGAACACACTCCTATAGTAGCAACAAACAACCTAGGTGAGCCTATCATAATACCTGTTGAACAAGGTTTGGACGAAGAGGTTTTAGACATATAACTTTTTGTTATAAAGTCATATACTCTTCATCAATAATATTTTTATTGATTTCACTTAATATTTTTTCACGCATACCAATAGATCTGAATCTTTCATATCTGGACTTTAGGGTTTGCCCAATACCAAACAAGTTAGTAGTATTTACATTAGCATGAGAATATTTTATAAGTAGGTCACTCTGGCTATATCTTTTAAGTATTATCGGTCTGTCTGTTTTAAACTCAACATAAAACAAAGGCTCATTTTCAACAAAATTAATTGATCCTTTCCTTGACCAGGTTTGTAACTCAACACTATATGGTCTATACCACTCTCCAATGTTAAAATTTCCAGGTACTGTAGAACAACTTTCCATATATTTTGCTTTATGGAAAAAGGGGGATGTATAAGAAACCTCTAAACTCTGATCAGCAAAAAAAGAGTAACTTAACGCAAGTTTAAAATTAGGTCCAGTAGTAAGCATGTCATCCCTGATACCATACATGAGGATGGCCTCTTTGGTATTAATTTCTAGATTTGTCTTATTTTCAGAAAAGTCGTAATCATATCCAAAAGTCATAGGAGAGTTAAAAACCAATGTTTTTTTAATCTTTGAAGATGTTGCAGGACATTGAAAAAAATGATTTTTGCTTGACTTGTCTTTATTTTTTAAATGATCAGAAAATAGGCTAATTGGTTTGGGATATAAAAATGACCAGTCCTGCTCTTGTTGACTATCTAAATACGGAGACCAGTATACTGTTATTGGTTTCATTTTTTTATCCTTTTCTGTTATTTTTAAATTTGCGACGGTACACAAACCATTCACTGGTTTCTGGCGAATAATCACCATTTATCAATAGGACACTTAGCCTTATCTATAAGAGTCTTCAACTTCATAAAACAACCACACTTCTTACAACTCTGGTTTCCTTTACGAAAAAACTCACATCCCTTACATATCGCCAAACGCTCAGCAGCAATATCTTCTGGCGCTCTCTTAGAACCATTGATAAGATCCCATGGCTTTGCATCACCTGTTGACATTTTCAAACATCCACATCACTAAGGCTGCAACAATAACTATTGGAGCAACAAATACTAAAACCATGTCCATAGATCTATTATAGCCCATATAAGGGTTTGAAGCCACTTCTAGACATACTTGGGAGTGTATCCCATATGTTGTCTATAGGAGGGTTTGATAACCTCTATTTTCGGCTCGATTGGTATCCCGCCGAATTTAAGACTAATAATGCTATAATACATATATGACCATGCACTCACTAACTACTCTATCTAATACTTCTGCTACCCGCTTGACTCCAAACGGAACTCATTCAGGAATCGACATTACGCTTCAAAATGTAAATGCTTCTGGATATATTTATATCGGTGGAGATAGTGAAATTTCAGACACCAACTATGGGTTTAGAATTATGCCAAACCACTCTATTTCTTTTGAACTTCCAGGTAGAGACGAACTTTATGCGATAGCATCTGTAAACGAAATGAAAGTTGCAGTAATAAAAACTAACCTAGAGTCTGGGTCGTAATGGCACGTTTTACCCATCCAGCCTTTGGTGATACTGATGGACTTACAACCCAAATTAAATCTTATTCTCCAGTATGGTCTGGAACAGGACTTGCCTTTACAAATACCCCAACAACTGGATCGTATATCAAAATTGGAAATCTTGTTACAGTACAGATTGATGTTTTATTTACTAATGTAAGTAATTTTGGAACTGGACAATATTCTTTAACAATTCCTTTTAATTCAAAATATCATACAGATGTTTACGGTGGATCTATTCATGATGTTGTAAATCAAGGTGTAGACCATTACAGCATTAAGGGACACCTATCTACAGGTTCAACTGGAATGTCTATATGGAATATTGGAAGTTCTGCAAAGGATGAGCCATTTGACCACAACTCTCCATTTGTACTATCAACAGCAGATAAATTCCATATGTCATTTACATATATTTGTGAATAACTAATCTTAAATAATGATATAATAAACCTTATGACTCCTCAAGACTGGGCTGGACTTGCTTTAACTTGTTTGACAATTTTTGGTATTCTTGTCGGCGGAGTTAAGTTTTTAGTTAAACACTACCTAAGCGAACTTAAGCCAAACTCTGGATCATCGCTAAAAGACTCTGTTAATCGTCTTGAGGATAAGACTGACAAGATGTTTGATCTTTTGATTGAACACATTAAAGATCATAATAAGTAATTCTTCTATATATAATATATACTATATATAAGTATATTACTTTTACAGTATATTCTTTTCTTTATATATTTTAAGTATACACTATCAATACCCTGGCCTAATAGGATAAAACGGACATTTAGTAAATATGGAATATAACAAGTTGATAACAATTTAATAATATAGATTTTTTTAGTACTCTGGCTATATATTTGCTTTTAAAAAGTTTGTGATATACTAAAACTATGGAAATAAACTATAAAGTAATTGATAACTTTTTGCCAAAGGCAGAGTTTAATGAAATAAAAAATACATTAATGTCAGATATGTTCCCATGGTTTTATAATGACAACAAAGTTTCAAAAACTGAAAATGTTTTATTTGAAGATGGTGAGGATGGGTCAAAGTATAATTTTCAGTTTACTCATACATTTTATGGTAATATGTATCCTCAATCAAATTACTGTTTTGAACTTTTTTCTCCAATGCTAGAAATAATTAACCCTAAAGCGCTTGTAAGAATAAAATCAAATCTAACCCCCCCAACACCTAAAAAAATAATTTACGGATATCATACAGATCTTCCAAATACTCCTAAAAATTTAAAAACAGCAGTCTACTACGTCAATACAAATGATGGACTGACACTTTTTAAAGATGGTCCAACAGTAGAGTCTGTAGAAAATAGGTTGCTAATATTTGATTCAGACCTCCTGCACACTGGAACCAGTTCAACGGATATTTCAAGATGCGTAGTTAATTTAAATTTTTTTGAATAACTTTTTGTTATAAATTTATATATCTTAACCTATTTAAAATAATCATATATAATCTAAAGTGCTGGCACTCAGGATCTTTCTACCCACCCCACTGCTCCTGAGTGTCCAGCCTTATTTTATGGTATAATCAATGATATGTGTACTCCAGCAACCGAAAAACTAGGCGCAACACCAGCCCATGTGCAATGGACAGTCGTCCGAGGAGACTCATCCACACTACTTGTTCAATTTCTTGAAGATGATGAAGTAACCTATTGGGATACGGATGGTTGGACATATTCTGCAACAGCCTATGACTCTAGTGGAGATGTTCTGGACGAATTAGACGTTATAGTTGATGGATCAGAAGCATCTATCTTTATATCAGCAGATATATCTAAAAATTGGGGAATTGCCTATAGGTCTGTAGTTGCAGAACTACCATTTGATTTGCAAGTAATAATTCCAGCAGCCCAAGGAGAGACAGAAGATACCGTATGGACCCCAGTTCTTGGAACCATATGTGTATTAGGAGATGTTACTCCAGGAGGTAGTTTATAATGCCAGTTGTTAAGGTTACAGTTCCACAAACAAATTTGCCTCCAATTATTAAAATTGGCAAAAAGGTTTTTAAAGTAAAGAAGCCATAAGATGGCAAAGAGTATGGATTTTCCTAAGCCAAAATATTCAGAGGCAATAAAATCTAACCAAGGAAGTAATCAGGGCAATGTTGAGTATGTCGCCGTACCTGGAATTCAAGGGGAAAAGGGAGAAGTAGGCCCTAAAGGTGATAAGGGCGACAAAGGTGAGAAGGGTGATACAGGCCCTCAAGGACCAAGGGGCGAAGAAGGCAAGGCAGGACCTAAAGGAGAGCGGGGAGAGCCTGGCAGGGGAGCACAAGGCTATGATTCTCCATCAGGACAGTATCCAGGTTGGGCTTATTATGAAAATAAAGATAAGAGATTGATTCTTCTTGGCCCCACCAGGGGTGATGATGGATGGGTTAATATTACTATGAAAGATGATGAAGACTCCAGCATATTAAGGTTTCTTCCAGCAAATTCTGTATCTTTGTGGAATCCAGTAACTCAAAGAATTAATTTTAAACAATTAAAAATTGGTGCCAAAATAGATATAAGGTACGACATTGTTTTAACTACTGATGTAAATAATACAGAGGCCTGGATTAGAACCTTTATTCCAAAAGTAGAATCCCCAACAGCATATATAGGAATGCTAAAGTATAAGTATCCATATGAAATGTCTGTTAACCAAACCCTGTATGTCGACATATCTAAAATTAGATCAGAAGGTGGCATAATTCAAGCAAGAACAGATAATGAATCTACCATTATCTTAAAGGGTATATATATATCAATTTCTTAATGGTATAATGAACTAGGAGGATAATGATGGCTTTTCCAAGTACTTATGATTTTAACTATTACCGTGGTGACACTGCTGAGTTTGTAGCCCGTCCTAAAAATGCAAATGATGGATCTTCATTTGAACTAACAGACTATAATGCCAGTTTTACAATTGCTAATCAGAGAGGTCCCCAAGGAACTCAATACACTGCTAATGCTGTTGTTAATGAGATTTCTGACATAGTTACCTGCACAATTACTCCAACTGTTGGTAGAGATCTAGAACCAGGAACATACGTATACGATGTTGAAATTGAAAATGGTATTGAGATTTATACACTTCTAACTGGAACAATTACTGTAACAGACGATATTTCTGGAGCAGTATAATGCCAGATGTTTTGCTATCAAATGATGATATTACTGTTCTTGGGCCACCAGAAGTAGTAGAACTGTTAGTTGATATTGGTCCAACAGGACAACGTGGTAGTAAATTTTTTGTTGGAACTGGAGAACCAAATTCTCTAACAACAAACGGTGCTATTTTTAGTGAAACAATTAATCTATATGATATGTATATCAACTCAGCACCTGGAGCAAACTATGGATATCTTTATCAATACATTTCTGAAACTGGTGGAAATACTTGGACACAAGTTTTAAGAATTTCTCCAACACTCTATTCAAAAAGACATACAGTAACATTTGCTTCAGGAGAAGCATCAATATCTATTCCTATAGCCAACATAGTTACAGTTTCTGGAACTCCTCTTACAGCATCTAACTTTAATGTTCAGTATAGTATTGAAAATACTGCTCCAATTGCTTCTTCGGTTGAGATACCCGCACTTGCAGGATCTGGAACAAACTTAGTAGTCAATCTTAATGCAGCAAGGTATGCAAGCAGCGCTTGGTCTAACCTAACAGGAGAGGTAACGGTACATCTGTTTATAACTGTAGTTATCTAATTATGGTATAATCTTGATGAGGTGAAAATATGGCAGCAGAATCAATTGGTAGTTTAGTACCTACAAAAATTCCAGGTCTTTCAGACCAAGCAGATATTCAGGCTGCACTACGTGTATACCATTATGGTTCATATACATTTGATACAGCAGAAACAGATCCAGCAGAATTAGTAAATCCATCTATAGCATATACAATAAATGACCTTCAGGATCAGATTGACTCCTTGTCAGGAGGAACTGCAATCCAGGAAACAAGTTTTAATGCTAAGGGAGATTTATTGTCTGCCTCAGCAGATAACACTTTATCTGTTTTGACGGTAGGTTCAAATGGAAGGGTTCTTACAGCAAACAGTGCAACAGCAACTGGTCTTGAGTGGGCAACTCCAGAGGTAACTGCTTCTAGCACTAACACTCTAACTAACAAAACATTAACTGCTCCAATTATTAATCTTTCAATTAATGCACAAACTGGAACTACCTATACTGCAGTACTTGCAGATAATGGAAAATTAGTTGAAATGAACAATGGTTCTAGCAATACCTTTACTGTGCCATTAAATTCATCTGTTGCCTATCCAATTGGTGCCCAAATAAATATACTTCAAACAGGCCTTGGACAAACGACTGTCGTCGCTACTGGTGGTGTAACAATTAATGCTACCCCTGGTTTAAAGTTACGAACACAATGGTCATCTGCCACGTTAATTAAACGTGACACAAATACTTGGGTTCTTGTCGGTGATTTGAGTGCCTAATGCCAATAATTGGAAATAATAGTTCTGGTGGTAAAAAACCTAGTTCTCCTGTAATTGGGTCAGCATCTTCAGGAAATGCACAGGCTACTGTAAACTTTACCTCTTCTTCTTACATTGGTAAGGGCACAATTTCTTATACAGCAACTTCTTCTCCAGGTTCTTTTACAGGAACAGGATCAGGCTCCCCAATCACGGTTTCTGGATTATCAAATGGTACCGCTTATACTTTTTCAGTTTTTGGAACAACAAACTATGGGGCAGCCTCAGACTCATCTGCAGCAAGTAATTCGGTTACCCCTATAAATCCACCAGTAGTCACTGGCGGAACCTTGACTTCAGATTCAACTTATTATTATAGAACATTTACATCAAATGGATCTCTTTCAGTAACCAATGGATCTGTAGTAGCCGATTACGCTCTTATCGGAGGTGGCGGTGCTGGTAACTGGAGTTTCTTTTCTAATTTTGATAATGGAACTGGATATGGTCAAGCATTTCAAGGTGGCAATGGTGGCGCTGGCGGATACAGAAATGCTAATGCTCAAACACTTTCTGGAACATATAACATTACAATTGGTGGCGGTGGAAGTGCCCCAGTTCAGGGAGGCAGCGGCCCAGGTAGCGGAAATCCAACAACTGGTTTTAGTCTAAGTGCAACAGGCGGTGGACATGGCGGAGACAAGGCTGGTGGCAATGGTGGTGGCGGAGGTTGTGGCGGTGGTGCTGGCGGTCAATGGAATAACCAATATGGACCTGGCAATGACGGATCTGCAACAGGATCTGGTGGTACAGGATCACAAGGTGGTAATGGAACTGCTGGATACCCAGGAGCAGGTGGCGGTAGTGGTACTACACCTGGAACTGCTGGTAACTCTGGCGTAAATATATTTAGTATCGGAACCACTTATGGAATTGGTGGTGGTAATCGAGGCGGTAACACTGGAGACGGTGGAGCAGGTGGGTCTATTACTACAGCAAGATACTCAGGCAGTAATGCTGGTGATGGATTTGCTGGATCTAGCGGAATTGTTATTGTCCGTTATACAAGAGCATCGGTTGGTGGATAATGGCACATTGGGCAGAACTTGATGATAACAACATTGTACTTCGTGTAACTGTTGGTGATAATAATGACCCTAACGGTGATGAAGGTTACCAATGGCTTATAGACAACATTGGCGGTCGTTGGATAAAAACATCATACAATAATAACTTTAGAGTTAGATATGCAGGTATAGGTATGGAGTATCGTGAAGATCTTGATGCTTTTATACCTCCTAAATGTCATGAAGAGGCACAGTTAGATGAGATAACTTGCAATTGGGAATGCCCTAACTCTGAACATTCTCTAAGCATTACTGAATAAATAATAAAAGTGTTTATCCTCTAGTAAATACAAAATAAAATAAAAAACCCCAAAGGAGAAATCCAATGGGGTTCTTTACTTTAATCGTTATAGGTGCTCATGTGGAAATTTCTTTAACCATCTCTGTACAGGGGCAGTTTTAGCATATTTCCAAGACTTCCAGTCTGTTCCACCCTTGGTCATGTGGAATGCAATTTTTGCATTTTTTACTGGGTTAAATAACTCAGCGTTAGCGTTTAGGTCAAATTTTTCTCTACGATCAGGTCCCAAGATTCCGATCATATTTATTTGGAATACCCCGTAAGAACTGTCTCCAGTCTTAGCATTTCCATTAAATGCAAAAGGTCTTCCGTTTGATTCTGCCTTGGCTACAGCCCAAGCAGTCTTTAGACCCTTTCCAGTAAAGCCTACAGCCTTCAATAATTCAACGAGTTCGTAATCTGTTAAAGACGAAGCATTTTTATACTTTGCCAAAACTGAAACTTTTTTTGGCTTAGAAACCAAAAAGGCCGACTTAGGGTCGGCAGGGGCAGTCACGGACTTATTACTCAATAAATTATTTTCAGTTGTATTAGATATTGCGTTAGCAGAATTACTTATAGGTGCTAGTAATCCAACTAATGATAGGATTCCAATCCAAGCCTTCTTGTCTCTTCTCATCAAATAAACCTCCTAGAAACAAAAGCACCAGTTATCTGGTGTTACTACCAAGTATAACATGTTTTTGCCCCAAAAGTCCAACTTTTGACATTTTTATTAAATTGTTATAAAACTGTAAGCATGAAGTGGTATAATGGTAAATACTATGGCTACAGGTTCAACAACAAACTATGATATACCTTATCCACTATCCAGTGATCCAGTAAATGTTCACGAGGATATTCAGTCATTGGCTGAAACTGTTGAGTCTTTATTAGGAACCATTGGTCCCGCATACCACACACTTGAAGTAACAAATAATAGTGGATCCTCTATTGCTAAAGGTGATCCAGTTTATATTTCAGGGTATGGAACATCTAAACCTGCAGTTACAAAATGTGACTCTGATGACTTATCAACATTTCCAGTAGTAGGACTAGCAACAACAGCAATATCAAACAGTTCCGATGGAGTTGTTTTATTGTCTGGTGTATTTTCAAATATTAATACTAACGCTTACAATGTTGGTAATAAATTATATGTTGCTAATGGTGGTGGATTAACAGCGACAATTCCAGTTACAGGTTCTGGAGCAGTAGGAATTGTTTTAAAGAAAAACGCATCAAGTGGAATTATTCTTGTGGGTCAGCCAAAGGGTAACGGAACTTGGGGATCATTGAAAGCAGGGTTATCGTAATGGCAACTTATAGAGGTAGTGGTTCTGGAACATATGACATTGGAGAGGCCCCACCATTTGTTAATTGGACATTTGTAAAAGGTGATACCGCAGCATTTCGGGTATACGTAACAGATGATGCTCGTCAGCCATTAAACATACCTGACTGGACAATATCTATGCAGATTAAAAGACCAACAACAAGCCCAGTTGTCCCTGGTCAGATAACAGACACTGCAACACTTATATACACATTAACACCTGCAGCAGATGCTGATGATGAAGATGGAGAGTTTACAGTTTCTCTAACAGCAGCACAAACTGCTAGTCTTCAAACAAATGATATTTTTGACATTGAACTATCTCTTCCTTCAGACGCTATTGTTTGGACCGTTGCTCAGGGTAAGGTGACAGTCTTAGAGGATGTAACTGCATAATGGCAACGGTATCATTATCTAGAAAACAACCAGTAAGTACAAGACGTATTGAGATAGAAAATTACCTAAATACTTCTTTTGAAACTATAGATAGAGGCGTAAGGATTGATGAAATTCTTCCTTTTAGAATTAGGTTTTCATCTGTTATGATTCCAGCAGGTGGTCCAGGAGTTGTCCCCCCAATTCCCCTACAAATTATTGGTTACAGTAACTATATACTTTAAAATATGTGATATAATTCCTGTATGGCTAAATTATCAATCTCAAGCATAAAGTCTCTATTTCAAACTGGAGATAGACCTACTCAAACAAACTATGAAGATTTGATTGACAGTACCTCTGCAAGATCAACAGATCTTGGTTCAGATGGTAACAATGAGGTTACAATTAACGGCATTGAGAACTCAACAATTTTTGATAACTTTTCAGCCAGCGAGTGGAGATCAGTAAAGTACATGGTCTCAATTAAAAAGACTTCTGGTGGCGCTAATAAGTATTACGCTACAGAATTAACCATAGTCCCTGACAATACAGATGTAAGTGTTAGTGAATATGGCACAGTAGACAATGATGGGAATATTGGCACCATCTCCGTGTCTAGAGCAGGAGATACAGTTTCATTAACTGTAGTTCCAGTGGGTGGACAAACCCCGATTACCTTGCGCTATTTGCGTATTGGTCTGAAGGCTTAACTAAGGAGATAAAATGGCAACAGTAACAAAAGATTTTAGAGTAAAAGCGGGACTGGTAGTTGAGGGATCAACTGCGACCGTTAATGGACACGATATACTAACAGAAGCACTGGTAGATGTAAAAGGTGATATCCTTGTTGCCTCTGCTGCAGATACTGTTACCCGTTTAGCAGTTGGAACTGATGGACATATTCTTACAGCAGATTCTAATGCAACAAATGGTATCAAGTGGGCAGCAGCCCCAGCAGTTGGAGTTTTTGAATCTTCAATTACTTTTGAAGGTACAACAGCAAACGACTTTGAAACAACTCTTGCAGTAACAGACCCAACAGCAGACCGCACAATCACATTCCCAGACGCAACTGGTACAGTAGCACTTACTTCGGATCTAGGCTCATTCATTACTGCATCAAGCACTGAAACACTAACAAATAAAACAATAAGTGTTGATAATAATACAGTTTCTGGCATTGCAGCATCTAGTTTTGTTGTATCAGATTCCTCTGGAAACATTGACGGATCTGCTGCTCAAAAGGCAATTCCAACTGGAACAGTAGTAGGTTCATCAGATAGCCAGACTTTAACAAATAAAACAATTTCTGGTGCAGACAACACACTTTCAAACATTGCAAATAACTCACTTACAAACTCTGCAATTACAATCAACGGTACTTCAGTTTCTCTTGGTGGTTCACGCACCCTTGGATCTGATGATGTTGCAGAAGGTTCAACAAACAAGTACTTTACAGATGAAAGAGCACAAGATGCTGTTGGAAACTCTGTAGGCAATGGTCTTGACTATGATGATAATACTGGAGCAATTTCTGTAGACCCTTCAGAGTTTGCACTAAATGCTGTTGGAGCACCAACTGGCGCTGTTAGTATGGCAACATACAAGATTACAGGCCTTGGAACACCAACTGATGCAGCAGATGCTGCAACAAAGGCTTATGTAGATTCAGTTGCAGAAGGATTGCACATTCATGAGTCTGCAGTCGCAGCAACAACTGCAAATGTTAATCTTGCAAATGCTCTTGAAAACGGAGATGTTCTTGATGGAATTACCCTTGCTACTGGCAACCGTATTCTTGTTAAGAACCAGACAACACAATCTGAAAACGGTATTTACGTAGTTCAGGCTTCAGGTCAGCCAACCCGTGCAGCAGATTTTGATACAGCATCAGAGGTAGATTCTGGCGATTTTGTATTCGTATATTCAGGTACAGCAAATGCTGGAACTGGCTGGGTACAAACAAATCAGCCAGCAACAATTGGAACAGATGCAATAGTATTTACACAGTTCTCAGGCGCTGGTACATACGTTGGTGGCGCTGGTATGACATTGGATGGAAATACATTTAATGTTGGTGCTGGAACTGGTATTCAGGTAAATGCTGACACAATTGAAAACACTGGTGTTCTCTCTATCACTGGTACAGCAAATCAGATTACTGCAAGTGCATCAACTGGTGCAATTACACTATCTGGTCCACAAGACCTTCATTCAACAGCAACACCAGCATTTAGCGGTGTAAGCGTTGGATCTGTAACACTTCCAGATGCTCTTGTTGGATCTGCTCTAGCAACTGCTGGAACATCAGCAACAACAATTGATACATGGTCAGCAACAACATATTCTGCTGCTAAGTATGTTGTTCAGATGAAAAAGTCTGGCAACATTGAAGTAATTGAGATGCTTGTTGCTGTGGATGGATCAAACAATGTTTATCTAACAGAATATGCTAATGTGCAAAGCAATGGTGAACTAGGAACAACAAATGCTGTCTATGACGCTGGCAATGTTCTTCTTCAGGTTACTGCTGCAGCAGCAGATACTTTTGTTAAGGTAAGCAAGACCTATATCGAAGCATAATTAAAGACGGGAGTCAACTGTGACAACAACTAATAGAGACTTTAAGGTAAAGCATGGGCTAGATGTAGCCCAAGGCGGTACTTTTGGCGGAACTGTCACAGTTGCTACTCCTACTGAAAATACACATGCAACAACAAAACTATATGTTGACTCAGTTGCGTCTGCAGCAGGAGTAAGTGTTGGTGCAACACCTCCAGTATCTCCATCAAATGGAAATCTGTGGTTTGACACATTAACAGAACGAGTTCATGTTTATTACGGATCTCAATGGGTTGCTATTGCAACTCTTGAAGATGCAGAAACACTTCAAGACCATATTCACGATACATCAATTGATGGCTCTGGTCTTATTGTAAGTACTTTCGTTAGTGGCGGGGCATATAACGAACCAGGATATCTTGTTAGTGCTGGATTATATAATACAGTATCTTGGGAAGAAACCTGGGTAGGCGGAGAAGCAGTAGATAATTTTAATTAATTATCTGATATAATATGAATACACCACTAAGGGAGTTATAAATGGCAACAAGAATGCAACAGCGCAGAGGAACTGCTTCTCAGTGGACTTCTGCTAACCCAGTATTAAATGCTGCAGAGATGGGCTGGGAGTCAGACACAAATAAGTTTAAGATCGGTGACGGAGTAAATCACTGGGCAGACCTAGACTACTTTGTTGACGCTAACTCAACAGTCAACCCAGCATTTGGTTCAAGTATTACTTTTGAAGGTGCTACATCTGACGGATTTGAGACCACTCTCCAAGTAACAGATCCTACTGCAGATCGTACAATAACAATTCCAAATGTAACAGGAACAGTTATTACAACTGGAAACCTTTCAGATATTACAGATATTGGAGTGTTTACAGGTTCCATTACAATGGAAGGTACAACAGCAGATTCCTACGAGTTAGTACTTTCTGCAGGAGACCCTACAGCAGATAGAACTATTACCTTCCCAGATGCAGATGGAACAGTTGCTTTAATAGAATCAGTAAATACATCTTTAGGTGGGTATATTGAAACTTCAGATATTGGTGCAATATCTGGTGTAGCAGGACTTGATTCAAACAAGAATCTTTTGGTTCCTGGAACTTCAATTATTGTTGAAGGAACAACAGATAATGACAATGAAACTACCCTTGTAGTTACAGATCCAACATCTGATCGCACAATCACATTCCCTGATGAAACAGGAACAGTTCAACTTAGAGTTGCAGATGTATCAGATACAGAAATTGGTTACCTTAATGGAGTAACCTCAGCAATTCAAACACAATTAGACAATAAATTAGCACTTGCTGGTGGCACAATGACAGGTGCAATTGCAATGGGCACAAGCAAGATTACTGGTCTTGGAACTCCAACTGATTCAGCAGACGCAGCAACTAAGGCTTATGTAGATGCTGTAACAGAAGGATTGCATATTCACCCTTCAGTAGTTGCTGCAACAACAGCAAATGTTGCTTTATCAACTGCCCTTGAAAATGGGGACACACTTGATGGTGTAACTCTTGCAACTGGAAATCGTGTTCTCGTTAAGAATCAAACAACACAATCTGAAAATGGTATTTATGTAGTTGCTGCTTCTGGACAACCTACACGTGCCACAGACTTTGATACTGCTTCAGAAGTAGATAGTGGAGACTTTGTTTTCGTATCTTCTGGTACTATAAACGGTGGTACTGGCTGGGTGCAAGTTAATCAGCCAGCAACAATTGGAACTGATGCAATTGCTTTTAGCCAATTCTCTGGTGCAGGCACATACTCTGCTGGTACAGGATTAACATTAACTGGAACAGCATTCAGTATTAATACTGGAACTACTGTAGATCTAAATACTGCTCAAACATTAACTAATAAAACTTTAACATCACCAACATTAACCACTCCAGCACTTGGAACACCAGCATCTGGAACAATGACAAACGTAACTGGGCTTCCTTTAAGCACAGGCGTAACTGGAACACTTCCTGTTGCAAACGGTGGAACTGGCATCACATCTCTTGGAACTGGCATTGCTACACTTCTTGGAACTCCATCAAGTGCCAACCTTGCTGCTGCAATTACAGATGAGACAGGCTCAGGTGCTCTAGTGTTTGGAACAAGTCCAACAATAGCAACTCCTGCTATTACAGGTGGAACTCTTACCGACACAGTTGTTAGAGGATTAGAAGAAGACGTAAACGTTGTGGCTTCTGCTGCAACTGGAACCATTAACTTTGATGTGGCTACTGCTTCAATCTGGTACTACACATCTAACGCAACCGCCAACCACACTCTAAACTTCAGATATTCAAGCGGTACAACATTAAATAATGCAATGGCAACAGGTGATGCAATTACCCTTGTTTGGATGAATACTAACGGAGCAACACCTTACTATCCAAGTACTATTCAAATTGATGGAACTAACGTTACACCAAAGGTTCCATCAGCAATAACAGCAGGAAATGCATCGTCTATTGATGTTTATTCGTTTACAATTATCAAAACAGCAAATGCAACATTTACTGTTCTTGAAACTCAAGGTAAGTTTGCATAAAGGGAGAACATAATATGCCTATGATGGGTTCTACTGGATCAGGCTCAGTTAGAGGTTTTGGCAGATTTCGTGCAAAGCCAGCATTAACTGTTGAGTTTGTAATCGTCGGAGGTGGCGGTGGCGGATCTGATCGTCAAGGCTTTGGTGGAGCAGGCGGAGGCGGAGTTCGTTCATCTGCAATTGGCTCACTATCTGGACAAAATGCTGCTGCTTTGGCAACACAGACACTATTAACTGGCGTAGGATATTCTGCTTCAATCGGTGCAGGTGGCGCAACCGTATCTTCAGGAGGTAGTTCTTCATTTAATGGTATAACTGCAAACGGAGGCACAACTGGTGGCACTGGCAGCGGTGGCGGTGGATTCGGTGGAGCAAGTGGTGGTGGCGCAGCAGGACATGGATTTGGCGGAGGTGGTGGAACAAGTTACGGCGGTGGCGGTGGCGGTGGTGCAGGTCAAGCAGGAGGTAGTGCACAGTCTTCTGACACTATTGCAGGTGGTGGCGGTGCTGGTGTTGTTAATTCTATAACAGGTGATCATCGTGGTGGCGGTGGAGGTGGAACATATTATGCTGGCGGAGGAACTATGGCAGCAGGCGGTGGCGGTGCTGGTGGCGGTGGCGGTGGCGGTGCAAGTAATAATGGTAAGGGTGGAAACGGTGCTGGAACATATGGAGGTGGAGCAGGCGGAGGTGGAGACTACTGGACTCGTGGAGGAACTGGTGGTTCTGGACTTGTTGCGCTTAGATTCCCTGCTGATTACCAAGCATCTTTATCTGGACTAGGCGGTTCAACAAACACTATTCAAGGTTCAAATAGAGTCGTATATATCACTAGCGGAACAGGAACGGTGACTTTCTCATAATGGCACACTATGCTTTTTTAGATGAAAATAATATTGTCACTGATGTAATCGTTGGACTTGATGAAACAGAGTTGATTGATGGAGTAGATCCTGAAACTTGGTATGGAAACTTTAGAGGACAGGTATGTAAGCGTACAAGTTATAATAATAACATACGTGGCATATATGCAGGCATTGGTTATTCTTATAACGAAGAAGAAGATATATTTATTGAACCTAAGCCATATCCTTCTTGGACTATTCGTGAAGGATCATTATGGAGACCTCCCGTTAGGCGTCCAGCAGATGGAAAAAATTATATTTGGAATGAAGAAACCCTATCTTGGGACTTAGTAGAAGATTTGTAAAAAATAATCCACTAAAATAAAAATGTTAATGGCAATAATTATAAAAATTGTTGACCGTATGATATACTTTTTTTATGAAAAAAACTTATTATTTTTTAGCGGGTTTACCAAGAAGTGGAAATACACTATTATCAGCAATATTAAATCAAAATCCAAATATTTATAGCACACCACTCAGCCCACTTCTTGATTTGATGTGGGAGTATTCTAAGTCGTATAATTATTTAAATAGTATAAAACGAAATGAAGAAAATAAGGACAGAGGGTCAGAACTACTTTATTCTTTCTTTGATACATTTTATAAAAATGTAGAAAAGCCTATAATAGTTGATAGGCAAAAAGACTGGGGAATGCCAGGAAATCTTGATTTAATAAAAAAATATATTACAAAAAGTCCTAAGATTATAGTCACAGTTCGTGATATTTTAGAAATTCTTGCTTCATTTATTAAACTGGATTCTGATCGTTTAAGAAATGACGTTATAAGTAATAATGCTTTTGTTAATATTTATCGTTCTGATGAAGACTGTATATGTGAATATCTTATGCAAATAAATGGGGATATAGACAGAGCACTAGTTTCTGTTGCATCCGCATTCTATCTAGAAAACAAGGATATTTTTCATATTGTTGAATACAATGATCTTGTATTAAAACCACAAGAAACAATGTCTGGTATCTATAAATTTTTAGAGTTACCAGAATATAAACATGACTTTAATAACATAAAAAAGATAGAGTTAGATAACGATATAGATCTTGGCTATCCTGAGAACTTGCACGATGTTAGAGAGTCTTTGTCAATATCGTCAACATCAGTAGACATTCTTTCTGACTACATTAAACACAAGTACTCTAATATGGAATTTTGGAGAGATAACTCTTTGATGAAAGTTAAAGGGAAAGATTTTTAAATTATAGATATTTATATTAGTAGTTAATACTTTAAAAAAACAAAAGTACTAACCCTAAACAAAAGATTTACACGTTCTTTTTGAGCGTGTTTTTCTTTTTAAATCTATGCTATACTTAAGACTACTTCAGAAACTATGAAGTACTCACTTAATTTTGCTATGAAAGGTAAATAATAAATGTCAGAAAGCGTATTTTCATTTCGTCTATCAGAAGATTTTGTTAATAAATATCAACTGATTCCAGCACCATTTGGATTCTCAGATGCAGGCTCTAACTCACTTGGAGAGATTACGTTTATTCGTACCTATTCCCGTGTTAAAGAGGACGGAACAAAGGAACGCTGGCATGAAGTTTGTCGTCGTGTAATTGAGGGCATGTATTCAGTACAGAAAAACCACGCTAAAGATAATCGACTTCCGTGGAATGACAACAAGGCTCAGAAGTCCGCTCAAGAAGCATTTCAAAGAATGTTTGAGTTAAAGTGGACCCCCCCAGGCCGTGGTCTCTGGGCATTTGGTACACCTATGACTATGGAGAAGCGTAACTCAGCATCCCTCCAAAACTGTGCAATGGTTTCTACTCGTGACATTGATCGTAATGATCCAGGTGCCCTATTTGCATGGGTTATGGATGCTCTTATGCTTGGTATTGGTGTAGGATTTGACACCCTTGGACAAGACAAGCAAATGTCTATTTATGCACCTTCAGAGCCAGCCTCAGTCTATGAAATCCCTGATACCCGTGAAGGCTGGGTAGAGTCTGTTCGTCTTTTGATCAACTCATTTCTTCGTCAAAATCAAGCGGTACAGGAGTTTAATTATGACCTAATCCGTCCTCTAGGAGCACCCATTAAGGGCTTTGGAGGGGTTGCTAGCGGTCCAGCACCACTTATTGATCTGCATACCCGCATTCGTAATGTCGTAGGCTCTAGAGCGGGAGAACTACTTGATAGCCGTGCTATTGTAGATATTGTAAATCTTATTGGTACTTGCGTTGTTTCTGGAAATGTTCGTCGTTCTGCTACCCTTGCACTTGGTACACCAGAAGATAGTGGTTTTATTAATCTTAAGAATCCAGAAGTGTTTCCAGAAAGAAATTCATATGATCCAGAAAAGCCAGGTTGGGCATGGATGAGCAATAACTCAATTGCTGCTAAGGTTGGAACAAAATATGAAGACTATGTAGATTTAATTGCAGACAATGGAGAGCCAGGTTTTATCTGGCTTGGTGTTGCTAGAGATTACGGTCGTCTTGCAGATGCTCCAGACTATAAAGATGCTCGTATCATGGGCTTCAATCCTTGTGCAGAGCAGCCATTGGAATCATATGAACTTTGTACTCTTGTAGAGGTACATTTAAATCGTCATGACTCTAAAGAAGATTTCCTAAAAACGTTAAAGTTTGCTTATCTTTATGGAAAGACTGTAACTCTTATGCCAACACATTGGCAACAGACAAACGGTATCATGCAAAGAAATCGTCGTATTGGCACATCACTTACAGGCATTGCAGCCTTTGCTGATGAGCACGGATTGCCGACAACCCGTGAATGGATGGATGAAGGATACAACACAATTCGTCAATATGATCACTCATATTCAGAATGGCTATGTGTTCGTGAGTCCGTTCGTGTAACCACCGTTAAGCCATCAGGATCTGTGTCATTGCTTTCTGGCGCTACCCCTGGAGTTCACTGGGGTCCTGGAGGAGAATTTTATCTTCGTGCTATTCGCTTTGGCGATACTGATCCAATGCTTCACCTGTTTAAAGCAGCGGGATATAAAGTTGAACCAGACCTTGTATCAGCAAACACACAAGTAGTTTATTTCCCAGTTGCATCAGGACATAAGCGTTCTGAGAAGCAGGTAAGTTTATTTGAAAAGATTGGTTTGGCAGCAACAGCCCAGAAGTATTGGTCAGATAATGGTGTTTCTGTAACTCTGTCATTTGACAAAGAAAATGAGAAGAAATTTATTGCTCCTGCCTTAAACATGTATGAGGGACAGTTAAAGGCAGTATCCTTCCTACCAATGGGAGATAAGGTTTATCCACAGCAACCTTATACAGAAATCACAAGAGAAGAATATAACTCATATGTAGGAAAGATTGGGAAAATTGATTGGTCTGCTATTTATGATGGCAATGATAACCTTGATGCTGAGTCAGAAAAATATTGTTCTACAGATGCTTGTGAGATTAAGTTATATTAGACTCTAGCCTGCTATAATAGTGGGATAGGAGAATTATGTCTAACCCATCAAATTTGTATGCAGAGAAGATCTTCTCAGAACACCCATTAGTCTTGTGGGCACTGGATGACAAGGCTGACTATGTAAGTTTGATTACAGAAGCCAAAAGAAATGTTGAATCTCAGTGGACAACTACTGGAGCAACTGTTAATACAGATCCTGGTAGTGGTGCCGTAGATGCTCCTTTTGAAGATAGTTTGTCAACTAGCATTCTTGGTACGGTTCCAAGTGGGGCAACTGGAGTCATTAAACTAGTTAGTCCAAACCTAAGTAATTTTTCTAATATGAGTTCTGAACTTGGATCATTTTCAGTTGGTTCATATTTTTATTCAAATAGTATTTATGTAAGTTCGGTATCTATTGGGTTTGAGTACACAGATCCAGCAACGTCTTCTGTTGTAGAGCAATTAGAAACTTTTGTTGACCCATTATATAATCGTTGGTCTTTTTTATCTTCTACATTTCCTATTCCAGATAAGGTAGCAACTTTTAGAATTGTTATAAAAATATCTACTATTACTGGAGGAGCATCTTCTTCAGACTATGAATTTTATGTTAATGGAATAAGTGCTGGGCAGTGGGCAGAAGAGTTCCATGCTACATCTTTAGGGAGTTCTGTTGAGTCATTTCCTACAGATATTGCTATAACCCAAGACTATGCGATTGATGCACTTCCATATGGCTTAACTGGAGTAAACGGATATTACCTTGCGTCTGAAACTTCTTTGTTTGCAAAAAATACAAGTATTCCGCTTGTATATGGAGCAACTGGTGCAACAAAGATTGTCCCTAATGGAGAGAATCCATCTTTGCTTATTCCAGGACAAGGATTTTTAAATGAATTGGGAAGATATGGGGAATATACTGTTGAGTTTTGGGCTAGAATTAATTCTGATACACTACAACCACGAAAGATTTTTGGTCCAATAGCATCTTCAGACGGATTATATGTTGAGTCAGGATTTATAACATTAAAAATTGGAAATGCATTTAGGTCACATTTTGTTGGTGAATGGTATAGACCAATGCTTATTGATATTCGTATTATTAAAGATTCTGCAAGTCTATTGATTAATGGAGAAGAGGTTCTATCTTTATCTTTTAGCACCAATTCAATACCTCTTCCATCAATAGTTAATAGTGCAAACGGAGACTCTCAAGACTGGCTTGGGTTTTATGCGTACTCAGATGTTCCAGAAATAGAACTTGACTGTATAGCAATTTATTCATATCAGGTTCCAGTTACTGTTGCTAAGCGTAGATGGGTATATGGACAAGGAGTAGAGTCTCCCGAAGGTATTAACTCTGCCTATGGAGGAACATCTGCTTTCATTGATTATTCTTTTGCTGACTATACGGCTAACTATTCTTATCCAAACTTTGCAAAGTGGCAGCAAGGAACATTTGACAACCTTGTAACTACAGCAACATCTCTAGATACCCCATCTTATAGTCTTCCAGATATATCTATTGGTACAAAGACTTTGACACAATTTTATGACGATAATCAGGCTATTCAGTCTGGAAATACAAACTTTATATGTCTAAAACCTAATAGTAGTTGGGACGATATAGACGGATATATGAATTTTTCAACATTAGATATTTTAAATGATGAAGTGCACGGAATATACTTAGTAATACAAGCAATAGATGACAATCCACAAGAGCAAATACTTTTTGATATACAGGATGCCCTTACTGGAAATAGAATGAGCGTAATAAAAGAAGGTCTGTTAGTAAAGTATTATTTGACATACAATGGCGAAGAAGAATTGCTATTTACAACTGATTCCCTTGTATTAAATACAAAAAGAGCAGTTGGAATAAACATAGACAGCCTTATTGAAACATTTGGTGGAAATGTTGCAACATTTTTTGGAAACAGAAAAGGACTAACTTTATATATTGCTGGAGACAAAACAGAAAATAAAACTTTTACTGGATATATTTACACTGTTGGCTTATCTACTGCATTTAATGTTGGTCAGGTTTCAGATCATTTTATGCCTAATGGCATAGCCCTAATTACTTCTGGAGATGAACTTATTGTTCATACAGCAAGTTATACCTTGCTTCCAAACGAATCATATAACACATTCTTTTTAGATATCGGTATATCTGGATATTGGGAAGATTATATGCCACTTTCTTATTTTGCCCAGTATGTAAAAAATGATGTTGGAAACGAATATTATGACCTAGACTTTATTCAGTTCAATGTAGACTATCCAGAGCCATCTACAGTTGTACAGGAAAGAGTTGGGGTTGAGTCTTTTTCCTATCTAGACCTATATGAGCAATATTCTTTACCAACACAAAGAACATATGCAGATCTAGCAGATGAGGCTGAGACTGGATGGGAAGACTACTTAGATATGGCTGAGCAATCAGTTCTAGCAAATATATATAACACTGATGATGCTGCTGTTAGAAGTTATATAACTTTTCAATATGTAGCAGAAGGGGCCAACTCACCAGTTGGCAATTTCCTAACTGTTGATAGGCCAATAGAAACAAAAATTTTAGATATGGATAGCCATCCCCAGTGGTCAACAACAAGATTTGAAGTTGTAAATAATACGCTAATATATCCAAGTAAAACTGTAGATTTTAATGAACTAGCAATAGTTTATAGGCTAGAATTTAATGTTCGTGGAACAATAACAAAGCCAATAACACTAAGAACTTTGTCATTAGCCTCTCAAGTATTAAATGATAACTCTTTTAATCCTGTTGGAACAAAGTTTGGAAACGATCTATTTCCATACAAAAGAGCAGGAATTTATTATGACTACAAGTCTAAAAATCCTTTTAGTATTTATAAAGGAAGCACCCCATATCTATACATGACAAAAAATTCTGGAATTGAGGTAAGAGGAGAATTTTCTGCTTCAGTAGATCGAGGAATATCTCTTCCAGTAAATACAACACTTGCAAACAATTATCGTATTAGTGCTTTCCAGGCTTGGTATAGAAATGATAGCGTCTCTTTTGGTTTAGACCCAGTACAACTATTTGAAATTAACCATAAAAATGAAACAATTAAATTTTACACAAAGATAACCAATCCTTCTGGCAGCAGAGCAAAGATATATGCAATTAATAATTCAACGGGAGAAGAAGTTAACGGAATATCTTATTACATAAATGGTTCCATAGTTAGAGAGCCAGTTATAACTATTAAAGAATGGACCATTATTGGAATATCTTTTGGATCCCCGCTAATTTTTGACTCTTTCCTAGGATCAATAAATATTAATGGCCCAGGGGTATTTAATAATATTTCTTATTATCAGGCCACAGATCTTCAGCAAATCCAAAGTGTTATCACAAGGCCATGGGCAAATGTAAGGTCTGAAGATGGTGTTAATTTTGATTGGCAGTATTGGGAAACCAACTACTCCTGGAACGGTATGCTCGTAATATCAACCTCTTCAACCTACGGAGTAAACCCTTCAGAAATATATAAAACCTATATTGGAACAAATAAGATTATTGTGGATGATGGAGAAGGAATGATTTTAGACTCTGATAAACTCAAGATTTATGATGCTGTTGAGTGGTCAACTTCTGTCGTGACTCCAGTCTAATATGGTATACTAAAGGTTATGAATCCATTAATTAGCCAAAAAACTGGTAAACCTATAGTCAGCAATGTCCGAAGAAAGGTCATTGAGAAGCAATATGACTGGGGTCTGTATGTATATAAAAAGTCAAGTGGTAAGTGGTTTACAGACGGAGAAGGCAATGTTCTAAACATTGAATCCATGCGTGGGGATATATCTAAGATTACAGAATTAAAAAATGCAGCAAAACACTTTGGTGACCCAGGAGATGGTGAAGCAGTATTTGTTGCGGGACTTACAAGAATTACAGATGAAGAGCACTCAGAACAGTTAGATAGACTTAAGCAGGGACTTATTCCTTCTATGAATGACCTAGGCGCTTGGCATGCTGCACAGCAAACAGTTGACAAGTTTGGTAGGGGTGCTCTAGATGAGTGAAGAAAAAAGATATATTGGCGCAAGTCTAAATACACAAGAAGAACAAGAAGATTTATTTAAAGACCAAGACCCGTTTATCAAGTCTTGGGAAATGCTTAAAGATTATTCTGGGTTAGACCAAAATTTTAAAAGAAGAGTTTCAAGAGTTGTTAATAAGGCAATTGGAGATGACGCATACTTAGATGCAGCAAATGCAATGCCTTATGGACAAGACTCTGGATCTAAACAGATTAACCCTGGAACTGTATATCGTAATGGTTATGGTTTGTTTGATGTTATTACTCCGCCATACAACATGTATGAGTTAGCAAACTTTTATGATACATCATTTGCTAACCACGCAGCAATTGATGCTAAGGTAGAAAATATTGTTGGATTGGGTTACCACTTTGCTATGACAGATAGCACATCGCTTCGCTTTGAAATGAGTGAAGATGAGGATAAAGTCAAGCGTGCTCGTAAGCGTGTAGAAAGAATGAAGATTGAGATCCGTGACTGGCTAGAAAGCCTAAATGATGATGACTCATTTACAAAGATTATGGAAAAAGTTTTTACAGATGTTCAAGCAACAGGAAATGGCTTTATTGAGGTAGGTAGAAATGTTGAAGGAGATATTGGATACATAGGACACATACCTGCAACGACAGTTCGTGTACGTAGACTGCATGATGGATTCTTGCAAATCATTGGCCAAAAGGTTGTTTACTTCCGCAACTTTGGAGCAAGCAATCCTAACCCAGTAACAAATGACTCTCGTCCAAATGAGATTATTCATATTAAAGAATACTCTCCACTAAACACTTTTTATGGTGTTCCAGATATTGTATCTGCTCTGCCATCTCTTATTGGAGATAAATTAGCATCACAGTACAACATTGATTATTTTGAAAACAAGGCGGTACCAAGATATGTGATTACCCTAAAGGGAGCACAACTATCTGGCGATGCAGAAGACAAAATGTTCAGATTCTTGCAGACAGGTTTAAAGTCTCAATCTCATAGAACTCTATATATCCCACTTCCTGGAGATACAGATCAGAATAAGGTTGAGTTTAAAATGGAGCCAATTGAAAATGGTATCCAGGATGGATCATTTAAAGAATATAGAAAACAAAATCGTGATGACATTTTAATTGCTCATCAGGTACCAATATCTAAACTTGGAGGCGCAGACTCTTCTGCTATTGCAGCAGCACTTGCACAGGATCGTACCTTTAAGGAGCAGGTTGCAAGACCAGCCCAGCATCACTTAGAAAAGATAGTCAATAAGATAATCCGTGAAAAGACAGACATTCTTGAACTCAAGTTTAACGAGTTGACGCTTACAGACGAAATTGCACAGTCTCAAATTCTTGAAAGATACGTTAAGACTCAGATTATGCTTCCCAACGAAGCCCGTGAAGTTCTTGACTTGCCACAGGTTAGTCATGGAGAAGAGCCATTCCAAATGTCAGCAAGGCAGGCAACTGACACGAGAGCAAATTTGGCTGGCAATCGCCAACGGGATACAGAAAGAACAAACAGCCAATCTGATGGTACAGCAACCGTTTCTGGAAGAAATGCACAAGGAGAAGGCAGAGCGTCTCAATAATTGAGAAACTCTATAAACATTTGATATAATAGGAAGTGATATGAAAATAAATAAGGCTTCTTGGGTGACTGATGGCGACAATGTTCGTCTATCAATGCCCCTTACCAAAGTAGACCAAGGACGAAGAATCGTCTCAGGTTTTGCATCTCTAGATAACCTAGATAAGCAAAACGATATTGTTACTACAGAAGCATCTATGAATGCATTTGCAAAATTCCGTGGGAATATTAGAGAAATGCATCAACCATCAGCAGTAGGCAAGATGGTTTCATTTAAAGAAGAAAAGTATTTTGATCCAGAATCAAAGAAGTTTTATAAGGGTGTTTATGTTTCTGCATACATCTCTAAGGGTGCACAAGATGCATGGGAAAAAGTTCTAGATGGAACTTATACTGGTTTTTCTATTGGTGGAAGAATGAACAAGTGGGACGATGCTTATGACGAAAAGTCAGATGAACAAATTAGAATTATTAAAGACTATGATCTTATTGAGTTGTCATTAGTTGATAGCCCAGCCAACCAATTTGCCAGCATAATGTCTGTTGAAAAAGTAGATGGTGTTGATGTTATTAAGGGTGATGAAACAGTTCTAGAAAACGTATTTTACGATAAGGAATCTGGTATAGTAGTTACCTCAGAAGAAGAAACACAGATTAGTCCTGTATCTGGAGAAGAGATGCAGAATATTGGTTTTGTTGAAAAAACTGATTCTGAAAAAGCAGACATGATAAAATTCTTAGTTGATAGTGCTAAAGGCATTAGAACTTCTAAGATTAACAAGGAGGTAAACCACATGACAGAAGCAACAGAAGTATTAGATACTCCAGTTGAAAATGCAGAGGTTGCTCCAGAGGCACAGCCAGCAGAAGTTGTTGAAACTCCTGCAGTCGCTGAAGAAGCGGTAGTTGCTGAAGAAGCACCTGCAGCAGAAGCAGTTGATGGTAGTGCAGAATCTACTGATGCAGAGGAAGCACCAGTAGAAGAAGAGAAGACAGAAGAAGCAGTTGCTAATGCAGTTGCTGATGTTAAAGAAGAAGTTGCTAAGGCACTTGCTGAAATTAACGCTTCTCTTACTAATGCCTTTGGCGATCTCGCTGCAACCGTTAAGTCTCTTCACGAGCAGGTAGCAGCAGTAACGAAGTCTCTTGATAATGTAACTGGAGAAGTTAACAGTATCAAAGGAAACTTCAATGAGTTTGGCAAGCGAGTTGATGCCGTAGTTGCAGACACCGCTTTCCGCAAGTCTGGCGATCTAGGCGAGATCGTGCAGTTTGAGCCTGTAAAGGTTCAGAAATCCCTATGGGGCGGTCGTTTCCTCAAATCAACCGACCTATTAAACTAAAGATATAAAATCACTAGGAGGTGAACAATATGTCGGAACAAAATACAGATATCGTAAAGAATTATCCTGGATCACCAACCGAGTCACACGCCCATAACGGCGACGGTGCATTCGCATCTGGTGCTATCGGTGGTGCAACAACCACAGATGCCAACGGTAATCTTTCACCCGCTGCTTCGCTTGGTAACATTGCTACAGCGAACTTCGGATCAACATCTGGCGCAAATGCTGTAAACCCAACTGGAACACCAGGTGGTATTCTAGCACCAGAGCAGGCTCGTCGCTTCATCGACTACGTGTGGGATGCAACAGTTCTCGCCAAGGATGGTCGTAAAGTTACAATGCGTGCAAACACCATGGAACTTGAAAAGGTCAACGTTGGTGAGCGTGTAATCCGTGCTGCTGCTCAGGCACAGCCAGATTTCACAAATGCTGGTGCAACTTTCACAAAGGTCGAACTTACTACAAAGAAGATTCGTCTTGACTGGGAAGTTTCAGCAGAAGCGCTTGAAGATAATATTGAAGGTGCAGCACTTGAAGATCATCTAGTTCGCTTGATGACCAATGCTTTCGCTAACGATATTGAAGACCTCGCAATTAACGGCGATGGTTCAACAGGCAACTTCCTTTCAATTATGGAAGGTTTCGTCCACTTAGCAGGAGATGGTTCTGATGCTCACGAAGCAGCAGTAACAGTCGCTGATGATGCTTGGACAACAAACGTAATGCAGGATATTATTCTTGCAATGCCACGTAAGTACCGTGCACTTAAGAACAATCTTAAGTTCTACGCAGGTACAGATGCATTCCAGGGAATCGTTAAGAACAACGGTACACTTGCAGATGCAATCGCTGAAGCCTTTGTTAACAAGGGTCCAGGCACAGAGGCAAATCGTCAGTCATACCTTGATGGCGCAGGACAGACATTCGGTGGAGCACGTACAACTCGTGTTCTCGGAGTAGAAGTCATGGAAGTACCTTACTACCCTGCAGGATATGTCGACTTGACATTCCCACAGAACCGTGTATGGGGCTTCCAGCGTGATATCACAGTAAATCGTGAATACATCAACAAGAAGGACACAATCGAATACACAGTATTCATCCGCTTTGGTATTCAGTGGGAAGAACTTGATGCAGTTGCTTACGCAGATGCAGCAGCAAATTCCTAATTAATACTTAGCAATGGCTTAAGGGGGGCAGAGTAAAATCTGTCCCTCTTAGTCATATAAAGGAGATAAATGTCTTATCCAGGAAATCCAACACAAGAGCACACACATACTGGTGGAGGTGTTGTTGCAGCGGGAGGAACAACGGGAACTGTTATAACAGGACCTAATGGGGTTATCACAGAAACAAATGCTTTGGGCTGTACCCCTACCGCTAATTTTGGTACAAATATAATAATGTCTGGAACTCCTTCAGGAATAAGAAGGCCACAAACTTTAAGAGGATCTTTAAGAAGATAACTCTGGTATAATTACAATTGAGCATAGGGAGATAACATGAGTTTTACAATGGAAGAATTGTCTAAGAAAACTGTTATGGAGTTAAAGGCCTATGCAAAAAAGAAAAACATTGAATTGTTTGACTCTAAAACAAAATTAGAAATTCTTGAAATTTTGGCTAGTTGGACACCAAATGAAAGTGTTGACTCAAAGCCACAAAAAAAAGAAAAAAACTCAGCGGTTTATTCAACAAGAAATATTTTTTGGAACGGACTAGGAACCCTAAAGATAGGGTATAACATTGTTACTGGAGAAGATGCAGACAAATGGGTAACCCATAAGGCTGTAAGAATTGCTTCTCCAGAAGAAGTAGCAAGGTACTATGGTAAATAATTATGCAAATTCTTAGACTTCCCCCATATCCAATTTCTATTACATACACAGTACCAGAGCCACTGACCTCATATGTTTTTGTGATTGAGGATGTTGAAAATCAAGACATTACACAAGAGGCTATTCTATCAACATCTCAGTCTAAGGTAACTCTTGAACTTCCAGTAATATTTTCAAAGTACGATAAGTCTTACTCTCTTGCAATTTATGAAGAAATATCTGAAGGTGTTATATCTGATGAGCCAGTTGTAGAAGATAACTTAGAGATAATGAGACCATATATAGATCCAGCAACGCTTGGAACCACTGCAACAGAGATAGCCCAGTACACAGAATATGAAGGTCTTGCTAGAACAATTATTGATAATATTACAGGTGGATTTTATAACAAGAAAACCTATCTAGAGACTGTTGGACAAGGAACAGACTATATTCCACTATGGGAAAGAACAAATAAAGTTTTGAAGGTATATGAAAATGCAGAACTAGTGTATGACGTTGACAATGAAGATGGACCAGCACTTGGAGAGTGGAACTATTTAATAACCAAAGATAAGACAGCAATTACAAAAGATCCAGTAGCGTATACAGATGCAGTCAATAGGGCTGAACGTAAAAAGTCTGGAATGTTTGTAGCCCCATCAGATTCATTTGCTTTGTTTGATACAGAAGACAGTGGAAATATTTATACCATTAGTGGTGGAGTTGCATTTAATGAAGGATATGACTATCTATTCCTGCTAGAGACTGGATATAGGGTTGTTCCTTATGATATTCAGGACGCTACAAAAATGTTAATTGAAGATATTAAGTGTGGAAAGTTAGACTACTATAAGAGATATGTTACTTCATATAATACAGATCAGTTTAAGATTCAGTTTGATAAAACAGTTTTGGACGGAACAGGAAATATATTAGTAGACAAGATACTCTCAAAGTATGTGCAGTCTATTACCAAACTTGGAGTTTTATAATGCAGTGCGATATTACTGACTTTATGTATCCACTTCTTGCAGATATATATTATCCGCTAGTTGATCAGGGTGCCTACGGAAATCTAAAAAAGACTTGGGTTTTAAGTAAGACAGTAGCCTGTAACTTTTCAAGTGGCGGAGCAGCCTTTAAAGAAGAAGTAAAGCCTAATGTAAATATTACACAGGATTCAATTTTGCTTGGTAGAGTGAAGACAGATATTAGAATTTCAGATTCTGAAGATAAGAATGCAATTACTAATGTACTTGTTACCAATATTCGTGATAGATGGGAAAACCCAATATATCTAGAAACTTCTGGACCACGAGCAGGAAGATCTACTCTATACGAAATAGCGACTAACGAACCAACCCTTGGGCCTTTTGGTAGTGTAGAGTATTACAAGTTGACAGTGCGTAGATCTGAAAATCAGGCTAGTGATATCTAATGAAACTTAAAATTAACAATATACAATTTCAAAAAGATATGAAGAATATTATTCAGTATTCAGAAGGATTTCTTGATGGAGCAAAAGCAGGAAAAATATTGTTCTTTAGAAATCTTGGTATAGAGGTAAAGAACATATTAGAGAAATTTATTGACTCAAATGCATCTGTTAGTCCTCAAACTCTTCACCATATGTATGAGTGGAATCAGGTAGGTCAGTCTTCAGGAAGATTGTTTAGCGTAAATGCTGTATCCACTGGCTATGGAATTAACTTCAGTGCATCTTTTAGTCAATCTCAAACAATTAAAGATGGATCTAGAGTACCATTTTATGACAAGGCTAGAATTATTGAGTTTGGAATACCAGTTGTTATAAAGCCAAGAGTGTCTAATGTTCTTGCTTTTGAAGATAATGGAGATATGATTTTTACGGCAGGTCCAATTAATGTTAATAACCCTGGAGGAGTTGCAGCACAAGGTGGTTTTGAAAAAACATTTAACATGTTTTTTGCTAGATACCTAAGTCAAGCATTTTTAAGAAGTACAGGAGTCGCAGCATATCTGGAGAACCCTATGGTATATAAATCTAACCTACAGCAAGGCAAAAGAATGGGTAGATCTACAGGGTACAAAACAGGGTATAGATGGATTGCTAGCGCAGGGATGACAGGAACATAATGGCCAACGACACACTACTAAACACACCAGTTCTATGGATTAATAAATATCTAGAAGCAAACATACCTTTGCTTTCAAACATTGAGGTACCCCTTTTCCCATCTAGCCCAACTGCCCTCTCAGACCTTCAGCAGTCTTTTCCAGCAGGCGGAGTAATGGGGACTTGGGACAGACTGATCAAGATGAATCGTAAAGGTTTTCCACACATTAAATGCGAGCAACTTCTGTACTATTTTTATGCTACAGCAGAAAACTCAGTAGAAAATATGATACAAATTCAAGAGGCTGTTTTTCGCCTTATGGACAGATATGACGAAACAGCAGAAGAGATTAATAACTGGTGCTCAAATAGGCAGGTAAATCTAGGCACAAATGCCAATCCAGACCTAATAGACAGCATGTTCTATTTTCATAATTTTAAGGTCTATCAACTAGAAGAAACTAGAGATATTATTGATTTTGGGACAGCCCGTACGTATGGAGGTAATAAGATTATTATTGATTTTGACTACCACCAGATGCCAGATTTGACCACAAATGACTGGGTACCCGAAAAACTGGCTACAAAACAAATCATTTAAAAGGCTGTTATAATTAACTTTGAGGAAACAAACGCCGTACAACTTAATACACTATTCTTAAGAAAGAGGTGAACAAATGGCTTATAGTCGTGGAAGTTCAACAAACATTATCGTTGGCGCTGCAGCACTTTTTATTGCAGACACAACACTTACTCCAGGAACACTGGAAACAGCAGTATCAAGCGAATCATTTCGTGAGACTCTTGCAGATGATGCAACCTATACAAACGTAGGTTACACCATGAACGGTCTTGAATTGCAGTTCCAACCAGACTTCGGTGAAGTTCAGGTAGACCAACTTCTTGACGTTGCAAAACTTTACAAGCAAGGAATGCAGGTTAATCTTGCAACTGCTTTCGCTGAGGCTACACTAGAGAACTTGCTTCTCTCACTAGCATATGGCGACGCACAACTTTCAGGAACAAAGAACTCATCAAACGGACAGGCACTTAACCTTTCTGCAGGTGAAATCGGCGAATGCCCAGTTGAGCGTGGAAT